CACTTTAGCATACAATACCTACATTAATGCCTTTAATGCGAACTTAGTTGTCAATGAATCCTTCCTAGATTCAGCGAATGTGAGGGAAAATGTGGTTTCTTTGGCACGAAATATAGGTTATGTACCCCGTTCTAAGACTGCAGCAGTCGCTAGAATTAAAATTGAACCCGTTGAACTTGAAACTCCTGATAATATACCGTATATAAGACTCAGACCAGGCTTAATTTGCGTTGGTACAACAAATAATACAACTTATAGGTTCTCTCTTCCTGAAGAAATTACCTCAATACGTAAAGATGCTAATGGAAAATATGTATTTGATGAAATAGATGTATATGAAGGTACATTCTTAAGTTCAAGGTTTGGTGTTATTTCACCACAAACAAATCAGCAAAGGTTTATTTTAGATAATTCTAACATTGATACATCTACAATTAGAGTTAAAGTTGGTCAAACAGGTGAAGTTGGTAGATCATATAATGCTGTTGACAATATTTTGTCTTTAAATAAGAATTCTGAGATATATTTACTACAAGAAGTTCAAGATGAGAAATATGAACTGTTATTTGGTGACGGATTATTTGGAAAACAGTTAAGTGATGGTGATATAATCACGGTTTCATATATTATAACAGATGGTGAAGGTGGAAATGGTCCTGCTAACTTCTCTTTCCAAGGAACATTTATGGATCATAATGGAGTTCTAATTACTCCAAATGCTAATGTAGTCTTAACTACCGTTAATTCCGCTTCTAATGGTGGTGAAGCAGAGAGTGTGTCTTCTATTAAGTATTTTGCACCTAGACTTTACTCAGCACAATACAGGGCGGTTACATCAAGAGATTATGAAGCAATTATAAGTACAATTTACCCTAAAACAGAATCTGTTGCTGTTATAGGTGGAGAGGAATTAGATCCACCTCAATTTGGTAAAGTTCAGATCAGTATTAAACCAAAAGGTGGTACATATGTTTCTGATTTTGACAAACTACAAATCAAAAATAAATTAAAAAGTTACGCTATTGCTGGTATTAATTCTGAAATAATTGACCTTAAAGTCCTATATGTAGAACTTCACTCAACAGTTTATTATGATTCTTCAAAAGTTCCAGACTTCTCGGATTTAAAAACATCTATTACAAGTTCATTAACAAGATATGCTAATAATGTTGAAATGAATAAGTTTGGTGGTAGGTTTAAGTATAGTAAAATTAATCAATTAATTGATAGAGTTCATGAAGGTATTACATCCAATATTACAAAAGTGATTGTTAGGAGAGATTTAAAGGCATCTTTAAACCAATTTGCACAATATGAATTATGTTTTGGTAACCGCTTTCATATAAATCCTGAAGGATTCAATATTAAGAGTACTGGGTTTACTGTTTCTGGATCGAGTAAAATTGCTTATCTTACAGATGTTCCAAATAAGAAAGCAGACGGTTCATTAGATGGTAGTAATATGGGAACATTAAGTGTTGTAAGTAAAAATGACAAGAATGAAAGTAATGTTATTAAAAAAGATATTGGAACAGTTGATTATAAAAAAGGTGAAATCATATTAAATACAATTAATATTACATCAACAGTATCAGCAAATAATGTTATAGAGATTCAGGCATTTCCAGAATCAAATGATGTTATTGGATTGAAGGATTTATACCTCTCATTTGACGTTTCAAATACTACGATAAATATGGTAAGAGACGTAATTGCTTCTGGAGAAGATGTATCAGGCGTTGTATTTACAAGAGATTACTACACATCAAGTTACTCAAATGGAGTGCTAGAGAGGATATAAAATATGTCGCAAATTGAAAAAAGAATAGAAGTCAACAGAATTATTGAGAATCAGTTACCAGAGTTTGTGGTATCTGATTTTCCTAAAGCTGCTGAGTTTCTAAAACAATACTACATTTCACAGGAGTATCAAGGTGGTCCTATTGATTTAACCACCAATTTAGATCGTTATCTTAAAGTTGATAATCTAGTACCAGAAGTTATTACTGGTTCTACAATATTAACTGCAGATATAACATCTTCAGAGACTGGTATTGGCGTATCATCTACAAAAGGTTTTCCTTCTGAATATGGTCTTTTAAAGATTGGTGATGAAATTATTACATATACTGGTATTACAACCAATTCATTTACTGGTTGTGTTCGTGGATTTAGTGGTGTAACTGGATATAATGTAGGAGTTACATCATCTTTAATAGAAGTTAATAATCAAAAGTTGGTATTTGAAGATACTTCTGCGGCATCACATAATGAAGATGCAACAGTTACTAATCTTAGTGTATTATTTTTACAAGAATTTTATAAGAAAACCAAGAAAACATTCTTACCTGGACTGGAAGATAATAAATTTCATTCTGACATTGATGTAGGTAATTTTGTAAAATTTGCTAGATCCTTTTACCAATCAAAAGGTATTGAAGAATCTATTAAGATATTATTTAAAGTACTATTTGGTATTGATCCTAAAGTTACTGATTTAGAAGAAAGGTTAATAAAACCATCTTCTGCAGAATATATTCGTAGGGAAGTTGTAATTGCAGAAAATGTGAGTACATTTGACCCATTAAATTTAGAAGGTCAAACCATATATAAATCAACTGATGTTGGAACAAATGCATCGGTTTCTGAAGTAGAGATATTAAACAGGAAAGGAAAAACATATTATAAAATTTCATTGTTTGTTGGATTTAGTGATAGAGATTTAATCGAAGGAATTTTCACAGTTTCAGGTAAAACAAAAGTAATAGAATCTGTTCCTGCTAATGTAACAGGAATTTCGACAATAACAGTAGATTCTACTGTTGGTTTTGGTACTACTGGTACTATTATTAGTGGTGCTAATACAATTGATTATACTTCAAAGAGTATAAATCAATTTTTTGGATGTACTGGTGTCAATAACACTATTTCAACTGCAGATGATATCAGATCTCAAGAAGTAATATATGGATTTGAAGATGGTAATCCAAGCAAAAAGGTAGAATTAAGAATTACTGGTGTTGTTTCTGAATTTGTTCCAGTAGATGTTAGTCTTGTAAGAGAAGGTGAAAAAATATTTGTTAAGAATGTTGGTAATAAAATTAGCAATCCAGATTCTAAGCAAACTTATAAAGAAGTTTTTGCAAACTCTTGGATTTATAATACAAGCTCTAGATATTTTATTGACAAAGAAGACGCAGGTGATTATATTCTTAATAGTAAAATTGAAAAATCAAGTTTAAAAAAAGGTGATACTGTTTCTATTCTAAGAAGAAATTCTGAGTTTGTTGAAGTAACTGGTACAATTGGTGAAGTCACTCCAAGTAATAATTCAGTTAAAATTTCTGATATAGGTACTTGGAGTATGGTTCCAGGAAGATATTATGATATTAGAAGAGTTTTAGATAAATCTAGTAGTTCTGGATTAAGTTTAAGTAAAGGAGATGATTCAATTGTTTCTAATATATTAAATGTGTATACAGATTCCAATAAAGATGGATATGTAGCATCTAATTCTTTACCAAGTTATGATATTAAAACAGATATTATAAAATATTCTATAAGTTCAGCAAATGATACTGGTATTGGTGGTGTTGAACCTTCTTTATATGATAAAGATGCATTAGGATTATATGGACAGATTAGTTTTGATAGTAGCAATAATATTGATTTTATTAAGGGTGATGCTGTAGTTTATACCTGTGGGATATCTACATTAGCAATGCCAGGTCTTGTAAATGGTGATGTATATTATATTGATGTTGTAGATTCTGTTCCAGGTGGTACTAAGCATAGAATTAAACTATATCAGTCTAGATCTCAACTAAATCATCCAGATGGAAATATTAGAGTAGGTCTTTCAACAGAATCTTCTCATACATTTACATTAGCAAGACATTATAATAAGACATTAGATACTAATAGTATTATTAGAAGATTCCCATTATCACAAAATCTTTATACTATTGGTAACACTGATAGACCTACGAATAATATTGGTATATTAATTGATGGTGTTCAAATATATTCACCTGTATCTGAAGATATTATATATTATGGTCCACTTGAATCAGTTGATGTCTTTAATGGTGGTTCTGGATATGATATTATCAATCCACCAAGAATTAATGTAGGAGTTAGTACTGGAACAACTGCTTTAGTTGAACCAATTTTATCTGGTTCTGTTAAAGAAGTACTTCTAGATCCACAAGAGTTTGATATTGATAAAGTTAATAATATATCATTAACAGGTGGAAATGGTAATGGATGTCTATTAGAAGCTGTTCTTGGTCCTAGATTTAGAGAAATCGAATTTGATAGTAGAGATATTTTCTTTAATGGTGGTGTTTCTATTGATGATGAAACAATAACCTTTACTACAGAACATAATTTAGCAGATGGTGAACTAGTTTTTTATAATAGTAATGGAAATGCTCCAATAGGTATAGGTGCTCCTTATGATAATACAGATACAATTACCAATACACTTGCAGATGGTGCTCCATATCATGTAAGAGTTGTTAATAGCCGTACAGTAAGATTATTCAATAGAGAAACAGAAGCACTTACAGGCATTGCTGGAATTAATACAGTTGGATTATCTACAGATACAAAAGCAAGTGGTATTCATAAGTTTAGAACAGTATCTAAGAATACTATTAGAAGTATAAATGTTATTGAATCAGGTTCTGGTTATCAGCATAAAAAATTAAGAGTAGAACCATCAGGAATATCAACCGCTTTTGATACTATCAATTATGAAAATCATGGATTTAATAGTGGTGAGATAGTTGAATATTCACCAATAACTACTGCAATATCTGGTTTAATTACCACAGATTCATATAAAGTCATTAAAATTGATGATGATTCATTTAGACTTGCAAATGCAGGTGTAGGTGGTACATCAACATATGATTATGATAGAGGTAAGTATATAGATTTAAATTCTACAGGTACTGGATATCAGGTATTTAAGTATCCAGACATTAAGGTAAATATAGATGTTTCTTATGGATCAACTGTAACAGGATCATTTAATTTTACTCCAATAATTACGGGAGAAATTACTGGTGCATATCTTTATGAAAAAGGTTCAGATTATGGATCAACTATTTTAAATCATGAGGAAAATCCTGATGTTACTATACAAACAGGTAAAGATGCTGAGATAAAAGTTCTTGTTAGTCAGAACAAAATTTCAAGAGTTGCTGTTACTAATAAAGGTTCAGAATATTTTTCAATTCCAGAAATAGAAATAGAGGGAGATGGAAGTGGTGCTATTCTTAGACCAGTAATTTCTAATGGGCAGTTGATTGATATTGTTATTATTAATTCAGGAATTGGATATAATAGTGCAAATACTAATGTATATGTAAAATCAAGAGGTCGGGGAGGATATTTAGAAAGTCGTGTTAGAAATTTAACTGTTAATAGTAAAGAAAGATATGGAAATGTTTATCTAGATTCTCCTGTATATGCTGAAGATTATAATGATTTAGATAAATTTTCATATAATATTGTTGGATATGATCAAGATCTAGCATTACATTTTAAAGAAAAATTTGATAGAGATGTAAATACAGGAGAATTTGTATCTGTAGAAGATCATTCACCAATAATTGGTTGGGCTTATGATGGTAATCCAATATATGGACCTTTTGGATATATTGACCAAAATGATATAAATTCTGGAGTTAAATTTTTAGATAGTGGATATACATTAAATCCAAATAAAATATTTAATAGACCTGGAAATCTTAATAATCCTAATGATCTATATCAATCTGGATTCTTTATTGAAGATTATATCTATAATGAAAGTGGAGATTTAGACATTCATAATGGAAGATTTTGTAAAACTCCAGAATTTCCTAATGGAATATATGCATATTTTGCTACAGTACAGTTAAGTGATGCAAATAAATTACAACCAAGATTCCCATATTTTATTGGAAATAAGTATAAGTTCCCAGTTATTAATGATAATTTAATTTTAAAGCAGGAAACATTTGATTTTAATTCTTCAAATCTATTAAGAAATACTTTACCTTATAAAGTTGGTGAGGAATTTGCTGATAATGATTTTATAACAGAATCTAACGAAACTGTAAGACAACTATCGATAATTGAGTCTGTTAATTCTTCTGAAATTAATGATATAAAAGTTTTAGATGGTGGTATAGGATATAAAGTTGGAGATTTTACTACATTTGATAATGAAAATACTGATGGGCATGGATTTAGGGCACAGGTTGATGAAATTGTTGGTATTGGTGTTTCTAATATTGAAACTGTATTAACTACATTCGAGAATGTAGTATTTGAATGGAAAGATAGTCGTGAAGTATTAGTACATCATTTACCTTTTATTGAATTAAATGATCAAGATACTGTTGCAATATCTGGATTAAGTAAACAAATTGTTAATTTAACAGATTCTTTTAAAGTTGGTGTAAAAACTGATACTATAAAATTGGCAAAAGAAATGAATGTTATTACTACACATTCAATTGAAGACATTTATGTTCATGAGATTCCTAATACAGTTTCTATTGGTGGGTCATTACGAATTGGATCTGAATCAGTTAAAGTTTTAAATTTATATGATGTAAACAAAGTTATACGAGTTAGAAGATATGAGGCAGGTATTGCTCATCCTTATGGATCTAATATTGATATATTAAATACTAGAATTTCTATACCAGTAAAAACTGAAAGATTTAAGTCAAAACCTAATGATATAGTATATTTTAACTCTCAGCAATCTGTAGGTGTTGGAACAACTACTGGTGGTGGTATTGACAGGCTAAACTTTATTGGTGAGACTGTAGAATCGGTTCCAATTCCAACTAGAACCATATATTTACCAAATCACTCATTTGTAACTGGACAGGAAGTAAGACTTTCTATGAATCCTGGTGCAACTCCATTTGTTGTTGGTGATGATACCAATCCCGTTAAATTGTTCAATATTCCAGATCCAACTGATTCTTTTAGTGATGTTTTTATAATCAATAAAGGTCAAAATTATGTTGGATTAATAACACAAAGATCATCTATAGGTAGTACTAGTGAAGGTGTGTATTTCCACGGATCTGGATCGGCAAGTGGTATATCTTCTGGTTTGTATTCATTAAGTTCAAAATTTGATCAAGTTACTGGTGATGTTGATAGAATTGCTTCAACAGTAACAACA